TCTATTAATAGCGGCATTAATTAAATCTTTACCGTGTCTGAACACTTTAGATTTTGGTCTTTTCATTTACAATGTTCCTTTCTTTGAACACCTTCTATTTACAGTAATGATCACTTAATTTACCCTCCGCATTTATAGGGATGCCATTTGCCCAAGTTGGAACAAATTCCATAATCTTCTGTGCTTCAATAACATCTTCTTCAGCAGTTTTCTTATCCAGAATCAATACCACTTCATCGTGAACGTGTAATGCTATCCAGTACCCAGCTTTATCAAGTCTCACTATGGCCTCACCTAAGATGTCCCTCGATTCTGATTGAATGATATTCTCAGTCAGATACCCGCCCCAAATTCCTTTAGCCCATTTGTAGTTCAACGACGGATGCTTTCCACCTGTCACCTTGGCACCAGGGTATCTGATGTATCGGCCAGATGGCAACTCTATGAAAGTGGCACCGTCCTTGTGGTAGAATCTTAGGTTGCCATTGACAATTCTTTCTTCATGTTTGAACCGAGTGACATAGCTCCATGCCTTTTCGACTAATGACCAGAACTCCGGTATCTTACTATACTTATGACGATACAGTTTTATGAGCTTGTCAATGAAATTCCAGTCATACTTACCAGAATCAAACAGTGGACGTAGTGACGGATTGATGTAGCAGTTCTGATAAAACTTGTTAGTGCCCATGCCGTATCCACACCCAAGAATCGCATCCTTGCCAAAGCCGCGCCTTAACTGATAGAGTTTGTTCAACGGTGTAGGATCATCGTCTCTTGCTTTCCGCACAAAAGCACCGAATAATTCAGTAGCAAATTCAGAATAGATGTCGGCACCTGTTCCAAACATTTCTGTGAGGTCATCTTGCCCCGCTTGCCAGGCCAAGTTCCTTGCCTCGATAGCTGCAAAATCAAGTATGCCAAGCACACAACCTTCAGGTGCTTTGTATAACCCACGCACTTCAGCTATCAACGGATGAGTCCCGCGTCCAGCACGGCCTCTGCCACCCATATTATGCTGATTGATACCGCCGACACCGCCCCATCTCCACGTCTTACCCCGACAGTACCCAAGGCTACCGCCCAGTTTGTTGCCCCTTGCTTGAGCCTGGAGCACTGTATTCTTGACCTTCTTAATATGTCCTGGCCAACCACCCACTGCTACCCTGGCCTCTGCCAACACCCTGATTTCCTCAACAGGATGGCACACCAGTTCTTCCATCGCTTGATCTGTCTTAGCGAGGGCTGGGATCATCTTGCCTTTAGGATTAGCCTTCATCGGCATCTTCTCGCCATGCTTCTCAAGAACCTCAGTAAACAGCGGCACAAATATTGTTGACTTAGATATGTCCTCATGTCCGTAGTCAACACCCATAACCTTGCCAGCTTTTGTTACGGCTGCGGCCATCTCTAACATCATTCTCTGTTGTACAATCTTAGCTCGGTCAATGTCAATATCAAAAGACTCATTGAGGAACATCCGTAGAGTATGTGTAGCCAGTGGCATCTCAATCTCAGGCCGTGCCATGACAGCGGGTAGCATGTTCTCAATGAGAAACATGGTGATGTCAATGTCCCCAAGACAATACTTTTCCAGCTTCTTGTAGTTCATGTTCATGGCATGTACGCCTTTGAACTCACTCGTCTTGCCCTTAGATACTGGAGCACCCCACTCTTTGCCCAGACTATCCAGATCATGCTTGCCTTTGGGATCGTGCATGTTGGCGAGGTCTAATGTGTCCACTGTGAACTTAGGTACAATGCCAAAATATTCTTTCATCACCAAACAATCAAATTTCAGATGTTGACCACCGACTGTGACCTTTTTAAGTTCCGGCCCATAGGCTCTTACGGCTGCATCGAAGTAAGCACGAACCGCATTCGGCTTATAAAAGTTGCGTGACACTTTTCCAGTTTCATCAATGTAGCCTTCGCCCAGACCAGTCAATTCAAACCTGTCATCCATGACATATTCTGTCAAGGATATGGAGTCCTTGTGTTTCCCCATCCGATAGCCAACGTCAAAGAAACTTTCAAAATCGAGGACTAACAGGTTGATGGGGTAGCCAGCAGCCTCTAAGATTTCTTGAAAATTTTTCATCTAACCCCCTAAGCCCATCCCATCTTTAAGCTGAAGATGGTAACCCTTTCGCTCGTCTCCATGAACTTCAAAGTTGTCGTGACCATTTGCTCCGATTGCCCTGACTCGTGCCAACTGATAATCCACATGGTTTAGTGACTCGTCTTCATCATTAAAGAACTTGATTAGTTTCAAGACTGCAAACAATACACACTTATTATGGTTCTTGAATCTGCAATTAACATGCTGTGTGCCATAGTTCCTTGCATGAGCACTACTGTCAAACAGAGCGTCAGTGTCAGTCTTTATGTTGACTATCCTGTGTAATTCCATTAGGTCTCTGGATAGTTGGCCCTGGATATACATGGTTGATCGCAATGCCAGGATTGCCTCACGTATTTCTGTGCCAAGGCGTTCTCGCTTTGCTTCTTCATCAATGTCTGGCACTTCAAGCTCGAAATCGTCTGGTTTTTTTACTGTGGGTGGTGGCATTATATCTTCTCCTTAATATTGAAAAGAAATTTGGCTTTATTCAAGCGGTGAGACATATTTCCGAATGCTGGGCCGCTCACTGGACTTTCAAGACAAATTGCTTGTGCGGGCTTTCCATTATCATATTTAATATAAATCATAGATAAATCCCCACTCATAAACACATCCCCATGCTTCCATACATGCTTCGGCTTTGGGTAGAATTTATCCATGACGGCTTGTAGCTTAAACATGTTTGTTCCTCCTAATTAGTGTGTGTTGTGTGTGATGCTAATCGTGCAATATACACATGTTCCACAACTTCTCCATCTGGCCACACATCCAGTGCTACCAGACCAAACTGTACCTTACGTGAGCACTGACGGGCACCAAATTTTGTGCCGTAAGTTTGGAGGCCGGGCGTAGATATTGCAATCGTATCCTCTACTTTATGAATACAAAATCTGTGTGTGTGTGAACGCACTAAAACATCAGCCTTTGGCTGTTCCCCTACTGCCGCCCAGTCTCTGTTATCTCTTATCTCATTAAACAAACTGGTAGATGGATTAACACAGTTTCCTTGCTTGTGTTTTAGATCGAATATGCATCCATTAACATCTTCCCATTCGTGACCGCCTATTTTACAACCAAAATGTTTGGCTACATCTATTTCAAAATCTTCTGCATCTCCCGTATGATAGGGTGTGCCAAAAGTCATCGTGTGTTTTTTAGCTCCAATCTGTTCTATGCACTCAATAGCCATAGCCACTTGTTTTTTACGATCTGTGGTTATCTGTTCTGTTCCGCCTGACCGTTTACCGTCACCGTCTATTGCGTCACCATTTATGAAGCATATATCTATGGGACGTAAAATATCAAGTATTTTGGTGTACCAGTTCCAGCCCTCTGCTTGGGACTTAGCAAACTTATTTCTGATACGTACTTCTTCACTGGGAGGATTATCAATATAACCCCACTGCCAGGACGGAGGAGTAAGACCAACATCGCTGCCACAGTGTGAATCTGCAAACAAAAGAACCCGCTTAATTTGCCCTTTTCTAACCGCTCGTTTTACAGAACTAACATGGATGCCAAGCCTATCAGCGATTTCTGTTTTCATCACACCCATTCTAAGAAGTTGGCATATCTGTTTCAACATGGAGTCATCCATTGTAATTTCTCCAACTTTCTTTTTACTATATCAAGTGTTTCATTCGCCCAATGGTGATCTCTGTTCCACGGCCTTGGAACGAGCAATCCTTGACCTCCTGCTGCTATGAACTCCTCTATGTTCTTATCCCGATCATCAATCAAAAGTGTATCTGGCCCGGCAAAAATCTTCTTGTCCGCACCAGTTATTAGTGCTTGCTTCCGACGATTTTTTCCCAAATGTTCCTGTATCCAAGTGAGTTTGCCTACCGTAGAGTTTATGTTTTTCATGGGTGTTGTGAGTAAGTTAAGGGAACTGTCGGTCTGTCTTGTAAACCTTCTGACTGCGTGATAGATACCTTTGCCGTCAGCCATCCATTCTAAGTCAGCCCAAAATTTGGCAGTACACACGCTGTCTACCTGGTCCCAGGTTAAGTTAGCTTCCGCGAACCAATCCCATAAGCCTTTTGTATACGGGTAATCAGAAAGGGAATAGGGTATGTTAAACACTTTATGTACCCCACCCCCAAAGTCTGCCAACACCCCATCCATATCAAGAAATACTTTCATAATTTCCTCCAGAAAATAATTAACTGTACTATTCCGAGTAGGATCGAGGCGATGCCCATTCGCCATTGCCGAGCCAGGAAATCACAAATACCCAGCCCGAAGAAGGACACCACCATTAGGATTAGTAGTATTGTTCTAAGCATTAGCACCCCCACCAAAGCCCGGCTTGGTCTCTTGTTTTTCTGCATCCAGCAGCAGTTTGAGCAAGTAAGCCTTGGCGTTGAAGATGATCGCGTTTAGGCTATCTATGATAGGTTGTTCGCTCTTATACCCTCGGTGTGCCAAACGTGCATCTACAGTGTGACGACAAAGCGATTTCATGCACACATCAAAGTGCTTCTCACCGAATAGGTTCTGCCAGTTATCGCTATCCCGTAAGCCGTTCGCTGTTTGCCGGTGCTTGTTTAGATACTTGGCATAGCATTTATCGACCAGCGGATTATTGTAGCCTTCATAGTCAAGTTTACTTATGTCATCATCACGCGTCGCCCCACTTGCAAATTCTCGCATGTCTTCTCCTTTTGCTTTATAGCTGTTGTTAACCGTTTACGCCCTGCCACAAGTAAGAGCAAAGCACGTATTCACTCATTCTGTTTGTATCTTTCCATCGC